CGTTTATGTGGTCTATGGTCATGCCTTCTGGCGGGTGCGTTCCGTGAACCCATAACCACACCAACCTGTGTACGCGGTACTCACGCCCGCGCACGCTCGTCCGTAAATATCCTTTTTGCGATAGACTGCCGGTAGGGCGCCCATCGCGCCGGCGGCACTCACCGGTTTTAGGATCAATAAAAAATAATTTTTTGAGTTCGGTTTGCGAGAGAAGTTTCATGCTTGACGGATACCACAGTGGGTGGGGGCCGGCAACAAAAATCAAAAAATAATTTTGTTCACGGGAGGTGCCCGTGACAGTCACCCGCGCGCCGGCCCCTGGGGGGTGGGGGTGCAAGCTCCAGACACAGCCTGCGGCTATATGTCGCAGCAAATCAGCGCGGTCATTTCCCCCGGCTGGGCGGTCTGGGCATGACAATTTTAGTCGGCTGGCGCGCAGCTTGCGCGGCCATTTTGCTGTTAGGCTGTTTGGGTTTTGCGTTTTGGTTGGCACATCACGCGCCAGCTTGCGTGACAATCTGACAATTGGGGGGTGCAAAGCGGAACAAGCAGGGAACGGTTAGGCGGATTGTCAAATTGTCATGGCAATTTCAGTTCAGGTCAGAACGGAGGGGGTGAGCGCAGCTCTCCACGCGCCAGCGTTACAGCGTATTAGCTATATAATACACTTATTTTTTTTTTAAATTGATAACATCAACACTACCTAAACAGCCTAACTCTCTCCCAGCCCATTGGATTACCGCGCAAAAAACCTAGGCAGTTTTTTGGATTACACAGCCCAAAACGCCGCCTAACGTGACAATCCAAGCTAACATTACAAATTCGTAAGGATGCGTGATTGTGCAACATAATCTGTTGCACGCCATGAGCATGATGGTAGAAGAGGACATCAACAACGAAGGGAAACGCCATGCGCAAGCTCATCCACTGCAACATCTGCTTCCCCGGCGGCACTGACCGCGCCATTTGGGATTGCGACACTCACGCTCGCACACGCACATGCCGCTGCTGCCGCACCACGCTGCCCATGCGCGCCCAAAACAAAGCTGTAACCGCCAAACACGCCATGTTTGAGCAAATGCTTGCAGAACTGACAGCCTAACAGCACCAGGGCCGGCGCAAGCCGGCCCACCACACACGACACGAAGGGAAACGCAAATGAAGCCGAACCGCAACAAGCCGAACGATTACCGCAACTGGTCGCCCGCCGCGCTTGACGCCGCTATCATGTACGAAATTGAGAATTGCCGCTGCACCCAGCGCCTGGATCACCTGTTGGCCGCGCGCAACTACAAGGGGGCCTGAGCCATGAAGGATGCCCTCGCCATGCTGGCGCTTTTCACCTGCCTTGCCATTCTCGCAATCATCTAAACGAAGGGAAACGACACCATGATATTCACCGTCAAAGCCTATCGCGCCGACAATGGCCAACACATCGCACATCTTGACGCGCAGTTTGACATCGAAGCTGCTGCCCGCGCTGACGCTCTGGCCAAGAACTGCAAAGCCTTCACACCGTTCTTTTACACGGTGGTTGCGCTGCCAGCCTGACACCACATCACACAATCAACTAAACGAAGGGACACTATCATGACAGACACAGCGCAACAGATAGCCGAACGTGCCATCGCCACGCATGGCCCTGCCAACGCCGCGCGCATCTACCGCGAGGCAGAGGCGGCGCACTACAGTGAAGCGCAATGGTGCGACAGCGCCAGCGACGAACGCCGCAAAGAGCAACTAGCCGAAGGATACGGGCGCATTGCCGCCATCATTGAACAACTCACAGGGGAGGCTTGAGCCATGAAACTGAATGATCGAAACTATCTCCGCACCTTGCCCACGCTGGCGCTGTTAGACGCTGCAAAGCACGATAGCGAACTAGCTTTGGTGCTGGCCGAACGGTTGACCGAGGCCCAAGCCGACATTGCCAAGCTGTGGCGCCAATGGGACGCCAAGCTGGCTAGTCAGTACGACGACTGAGCATGGCCGGCCTGTGCATCGCGCTGGCGCTCTTGGCGCTGGCCCTACTGATAGAGGAAGACAGATAATGAACACAACCGCACCACCGCGCCTAGAGCGCGATATCTTGCAGGACGCCGCTGCCGCCATCGCAGAGCATGACCGGCTGCACATCGCCACCCGCGCACTAGACGAGCGCATTACGGCCCTGTGCCGCGAGTATGGCGACTGCACCCGGCGCTGGGGCTATGCACCGCTCCACCTGCGCCGCGCTGTAGAGGCTAGGGGGCTGCTGTCATGACACGCCGGGCGATCATCCACAATCGCGTGTTCTGGTGGCTGTATGAGGATGGCCGCCGGGAGCGCATCTATGCGAACGAGCGCATCAGGGCGCACCTGTCGCAAGTGGCGTCTGTCGACGCGCGCATGGCCAAGGAACAGGCACCCAAGGGGCGCACCAACCATCCGCCACGCCCGCCAGGCACCGCGCCCACGCTGCCCGCTGCCGATCGTGACATCAGCAACCGGACGTTGACCGAACTGGCGCACGATTACGGCTGGGGGAGCGTGTACCGGTTCAGTGAGGCGTTACGGAAACACCGTCGGCCCGTCTATGAACAGGCCCGCACCAACGGTAACGCCAGGTCAGCCGCCAACTTGACACCGCCGGTTGCACCCAAAAGTTTGACGTGCCATACAACCCACCCAAACAAAGGAAACGATAATGCAGCATAGTAGGATCGTCGGCGGATCAACCGCCAAACGCGTGATCGCCTGCCCAGGCAGCGTGGCGCTGGTGGACAAGATGCCACCGCAGCCAAGCAGCAGCTACGCCAATGAGGGGACACTGCTGCACGACACCATTGCGGACGTGCTGGACAAGAACAAGCCGCCAGAGTTCTTTTTGGGGCGTACCTATGAGGGCATTACGCTGGATGAAGACCTGATCGAGCGCAAGCTGCGCCCGGCGCTGGCCGCGCTGGATGAGATCGACCCAGAGGGGAGGATGGAATATGCTGTCGAAAGCCGGGTGGGTTTTGGGGATTATCTGCCTGACGTTTTTGGTAGTACTGATTTTCTGGGCCGCATTGGTTGGCGCGCTGTTGTGCTGGATTGGAAATTCGGTGACGGAATACCTGTCGGCGCTGAGGAAAACGCCCAACTGATGTTTTACGCCGCCGCCGCCATGCGGACGCCGACGACGCAGTGGGTGTTCGAGGGCGTGGAGGAAGTCGAACTGATCATCGTGCAGCCGCCCAGCGTCAAGCGGTGGGTGACCACGGTGGAGCGCATCAAGGCGTTCGAAGCTGACCTGAAGGCCGCCGTCACACGGGCGCTCAAGCCTGACGCACCGCTGAAGGCCGGCGACCATTGCAAGTGGTGCGCTGCTAGGCCTGTGTGCCCGGTGATGACCGGCGCCGTGGATCGCCTGCTGGCGACCAAGCTGGACGCACTGCCGGTGGATCAGATCGCGCACTATCTGGATCAGGTGCCGCTGGTGGAGGAGTTCATCTCTGGCCTGCGGGCGCTGGCGGAACAGATGCTGACCGAGGGCAAGCCGGTGGGCGACTGGAAGCTGGTGCCGAAGCGGGCGACCCGTCAGTGGGCCGACGAGGATAAGGCTGTGGCGTTCCTGTCGAGCGTGGGCGTTGAAGCCTGGGGTGAACCGAAGGCGATCACGCCAGCGGTGGCCGACAAGGCGCTCAAGAAGATGAAGATCGAATTGCCGGCTGACCTAGTGGTTGCCGTCTCCACGGGTAACACTCTGGCACCGGGGAATGACCCCCGGCCTGCGGTGTTGCAAATCGGCCATACGCTCAAGAAGGCAATGGCCAAAATCCAGTAAGGAACACGATAATGTCGAATGAACTCTCCAAGTTTGGCGGCTCCAATCTGCCGTCTGTTAAGTCGCTGGCGTCCGCCCTGCGCTCCATCGAATCGTCGGCTGGCGCTGGCGGTATGGCCATCCTCAAGATGGACAAGACCGGCCACTGGGTGTTCGGCGCCGATCAGACCGAGGTCGAGGACGACAGCCTGTGGGCCGTCAATCCGTTCAGCTTCGTCCACGGCTACATCGCCTGGGGCGACGGCGAAGTGCTGGCCGAGAAGATGGTCAGCGTGTCTGAGCCGCTGCCGGAACTTGACCCCGCGCCTCCGTCCGCCAAGCGCGGCTGGGAAATGCAGATCGGCATGACGCT